CGTCCGGTGCTGATCTGGCCCAGACGTCCGATATTGTTACCGACGGTTTAACAGCTTTCGGTATGAAAGCAAGCGAAAGCGGACGGTTCGCCGACGTTATGGCGGCGGCTTCTGCCAATGCAAATACTAACGTCGAAATGATGGGCGAAACCTTTAAGTATGTAGGTGCCGCCGCTGGTGCTATGGGTTATTCCATTGAGGATATGGCTGTAGCTACTGGCCTTATGGCGAACGCTGGTATTAAAGGTTCCCAGGCTGGTACCGCCTTAAGAAGTACCATTACACGACTTGCAAAACCTACAAAAGAAGCCCAGACAGCTATGGACGCGTTGGGACTTACCGTTACAAATAGTGACGGTAGTATGAAGTCCTTCGGTACTATTATGGGCGATATGCGTAAAGGTATGCAAGGAATGACGGAAGATCAGAAAGCCGCTTATGCCGCTATGCTTGGCGGACAGGAAGCTATGTCGGGTCTTCTGGCGATCGCAAACGCAAGCGACGAAGACTTTAATAAGTTGACGTCTGCTATACAGGATTCTTCCGGCGCCGCCCAGGAAATGGCAGCTATTAAGCTGGATAACTTACAGGGTGACGTAACCATACTTAAGTCTGGTCTGGAAGGTTTAGGTATTGCGATTTACGATAATATTAAAGGTCCATTACGAAGCGTTACACAAACAGCTACCGAAATGGTGGGTAGTCTTTCCGACGCACTCACGAATGGCGGTTTTTCTGCTTTCGTAGCACAGCTGGGTAATGTTTTAGGGCAAGCTGTAACCATGATAGCAAGCTACGCGCCACAAGTGGTAAGTATGGGCGTACAGCTTATACAGGGCTTCTTATCTGGAATACAGGCAAATTCCGGGGCGATTGCTTCCGGTGCGGCTTCCACGATCGCCGCGTTTATTAACGGGTTACTTGTGTTAATCCCACAGGTAATTATGATCGGCGGACAGCTGATCTTACAATTTGTCCAGGGTATGATACCGCAGATACCGCAACTTTTAACGGCTGCTACACAGGCTATAAATACGCTGGTACAGGGATTTATAAGTGGTCTGCCTATGATTTTACAGACAGCGACCCAGCTTATAATGTCACTGGTTCAAGGTATCGTACAAAATGCCCCTACGCTGATCGCTTCCGCGGTACAGGCTATTACGGCGTTTTTATCTGGAATTTTACAAATGTTACCTGTAATTTTACAGGCTGGTGTACAGCTGATCTTAGGACTAGCACAGGGTATTATTTCTAATATCCCACTTATCCTACAGTCGGCGGTTCTTTTAATCCAGCAGTTTGTTACGGGCTTAACTCAAATGCTGCCAACTATCATACAGGGCGGTATACAGCTTGTTATTTCTCTGATACAGGGAATTATTTCAAACCTTGGCACTATTGCACAAGCGGGCGTTCAAATTATCGTTTCGCTGGTTACCGGTTTGATACAGGCTATCCCTATGATTATCGCGGCAATTCCGCAGTTAATTTCTGCTATCATAGACACGATCTTTAATACAGACTGGATAGCTGTAGGTGGCGAAATTATAGACGGAATTAAAGACGGTTTTATGTCTGGTTTTACCAGCCTGGTAGACAGTGTAAAGGGCTTGTGGAGTGACTTTACAGGTTGGTTGTTTGGCGACGGCGAAGAAGCCGGAAGCGCAGCCGGTGACGGTGTGGCGTCTGGTGTAACTTCGTCCAGTGGTAATGTGGCGTCTGCCGCTTCTCAAACCACGCAGACAGCTACCCAGAATTTCCAGTTTGACTACGGTGTACTGGAAGGTTACGGACAGCAAGCGACGAACAGCGTAGCCAATGGGCTTAACACGGGTTCTGGAACACTTAATTATAGTGCTACAGCAGTCGGAACGAACACAAGTAATAGTATTCTTTCCGGTATGCAGACTGTAGACCTTGCTTCTGGTGGAACACAGGCTACGAACAGTATTTTAGCCGGTCTTAATACTGGTGGCGTCCAGCTTACTACAACGGCTACGACCCTGGGAACAGAAACGGCGACAAACTTAAACAACAGCCTTCTTACAGGCGGTGCCGGTCTGCAAGCTACGGCTTCGCAGTTAGGTACGGACACTATTAACAGCTTAAGCACAAGTTTTAATAATGGTGCTTCTACACTTGATCTGTCGGCGTTACAGCTTGGTACCAACACTACCAGCAACCTTACCACAGGTCTTACAAATGGAACCGCTACGGCAACGTCGGCGGCTACGAATGTGGGTACCAAGGTAGGAACCAGTCTTACTACCGGACTGGATACAGCAAACGCCCAGGTAGCAGCTTCTACACAGCAGCTATCACAAACACTTTCGATAGGTCTTACGACGTCAATAACGGACGCTTCCACACAGGCGACGACCGCTATTAACGAAATGGGTACAAATATCGGAACAGCACTTACAAGCGCTGTAGACCAGGCTTCAACACAAGCGACCACAGCAGTATCTACCCTGGGTACTAATCTGGGAACTGCCTTAACTGAAAGTCTTACGACAGCAGCGACGGGAGCCGGTGAAGCCGCTAACAATATCGGTACCCAGGTAGGAACAAGCCTTACACAAGGTTTATCTTCGATCAGCGCGAGCGCTTCCACGGCGGCTACGACTGTCGGTACTTCTGTACAGACAGCGCTTACTACAAGTATAGCAGCGGCCGGTACAGCAGCTTCCGTGACAGCACTTACGGCTGGTACGACTATGATACAGTCTTTGGTATCTGGTATTACTGGTATGACACCTACCGCTGTATCTACAGCAAACAGTACAGGTCTTAAGACAGTACAGGGGTTAGCCCTTGGTATCCTTGCCGGAACCAGTACAGCGGTATCCGCCGCACAGACTGTAGTAAATGCTGTAACTGCAACCTTTAACAGTATTAACCTTCACAGTGCCGGTTATAACGCCGCCGCTGGTTTTGCTTCTGGCCTTGCTTCTGGTGCTGGTGCGATCTACGCACAGGCCCAGGCGATCGCGTCTACTGTACGTTCTACTATACAGTGGGCGTTACAAATTCATTCACCGTCAAGGGTAATGATGAAAATAGGACAGTATACCGGCGAAGGTATGGCTATCGGTATTGAAAAGATGGTAGGACAGGTACAAAGTGCTTCTGAACAGCTGGCTAACGGTATAACCGCACCAGTAACGTACAATTCGGGAAATAGCCCGGTACAGGAAGTACAAAGTACGTTATCAGATGTTCCGGCTTTAGCTGGAAATATCCCAGTAAGTCCGACAGGTAGCAGTAAAGCGGAAACGCTGAAAAAAGAAATTAAGCTGGTAATTGAAAAGATTATTCTTAACGATACCGGCGACAAAGACAAAAAGCAGCTTGTAAAAGAGTTGCTGGAAGAACTTATAGAGGAACTGAAAGGCGCTGACGAAGTAATAAGCAGCGCAGACCTGGGGGTATTGTTATAAATGAAAGGCGATAAGACAGTTAATATAACTATCAAAGGTGGCGGCGTAATACTGAATATTCCAGTTATACCGCCAAAAGTCAACGTATCAGATGGTAGCAGTACGCCGAAAACAGTAACCATATGGAGAAAGGGAGAAGTCGATTTTAACGACGGTAAAAGCTTGGACGGCCTTAGCTGGTCGTCCTTCTTCCCTTCTCGTTATGACGCTTCGTACTGCAATAGCAAGAATTTGAAAACAGTACAATGGTATATCAATACTATAAACAAATGGAAGAACGCCGGAACTGTGGTACAGGTTATCATACCGGCTATGAATATCAATAGGTCCATGAAGATTAAAACCTTCCAGGGGGACTATGAAGGACAAGAGTTAGATTACTACTACGATCTGGAATTTAAAGAATACGTAAAACTTCCACAAGTGAAAGTAAAGGCGAAAAAGTATATCACTGTAAAGAAAAGGGACCCGAAACCAGTATCTAAACCTTCGACTTCCAAAAACAAGAAAAAGACCGCGATCAAGAAAGGCGACAAAGTACAGTTTAAAGGCGGACCGGTTTACATTTCTTCGGACGCTTCCAGACCAGCTGTAACACGCGGAAAAGCAAAATGTAATTGTACGATCGTAAACAGCAATAAACACCCATACCACCTTATACATTATAGCGGTGCTATGGTGTACGGTTGGGTTAATGCTTCTGATTGTGAGAAAATATAAAGGTAGGCTACATCAATGGGAAAACTACAGCTTAAAATAGATGGAAACGACTTTACGGGTGTCCTTGCTGATAACCCAGTTATTAAAGATCAGCTTAACGCTTGCTGCCGTACCTTGACTTTTAAGCTGTCTTTATATGGGAACCGCTTGGACCTCTTAGCCCATAAAGTAGAACTTTTCTATAAAGGGAAACGCTGGTTTATCGGTGAGATAAAAAAACAGAAAGAGGAACACGACGGAACCAACAGTATAACCGTATACGACCCGCTTTTTTTGTTTGGGAAGCACGAAGACGATTATTACTTTAAGAATCAGACAGCTACCCAGATTACAAAGAGCATGGCGAAAAAGATAGGGCTAAAGGTATATAAGCTGGAAAATACGAATGTTGTTATATCCTACGTTCTGTATAAGAAAGGCGCCCCGGATAAAATTATGGTAGACGTCTTAGCCAGAACGTGGAACGGTGGCGGCGACAAATTCTGGTTTAGGTACGACCCGGTACATGATGGGATTTTGTTAAAGCGACGTACCGTACCAGAAATGATATGGGCGTTTAAAACAGGCGGTAACCTTATATCTGCCAGTAGAGAACGTAGCATAGAAGAAATGTATAACACGGTAAAGCTGATTAACCGGGAAACTGGAAAAACAGCCACGAAGGTTAATGCAAAAAATAAAGCCTTGTACGGTAATACCCAGTATTATGAGGAAATCAGCGACAAGGATAAAAACTTATCTAAGCTGGCAAAACAAAAGCTTAAGTCTTTATCTAAGATTACTTCTACTATGAATATGTCGGGCTTAAATTCAGACGGCACTATGGGTCAGTTCTTTGTGGGCGACCCTATCTACGTAGAAGAAAAAAATACCGGTATAGTCGGTGGTTACTGGGTAAGAAATGTATCGCATACATTTTTAGCCGACGACGCTATACAACTGGATTTTGACCTTACAGCTACGGAAGATATACCGGAAATACAGTACGACAACAGTAAAAAGAAGTAAGCGGTTATTCGCATAAAGATTTTATAAAAGTAACGTCTGAGAAGGTGCCTAAAGAAAGAAGGGGTAGTA